TCGACGTTGTGGCGGGTGTTGGTGCGGCCTTGGAAGCCGTCAACGGCCAACTTGTTGACCGAACCGGTGAACAAGATCGAAGGCGTTGCGCCGTTGTCAAAGCACTTTTGCATGGTCGTGCGGACCAAGCCTTCGGTCAAAGCGCGCTGGGTGCCAGCAGTCACGGCAGCAGTTTCGCTGGCGGCGTTTGCACCACCTGCGCCACGGCTGATGTTGGTCTGGAGCCAGTGGCCCAAAGAGCGAGTGCGGCGGATGCCGTCGTCGGTGCCGTCGTCCAAAGCCTGATCGGACAAGGCAATTTTTTCCATGTCGTTTTTCAGGACCTTGGACTTGATGGCCATTTGGTGGGCCATCTCGCCAGACTTGCCAGCGGCGTTGGCCTTCTCTTGCGAGCCGGTCACAGTCGCGTCGCGCTTGGAGATCTGGGCGACGTTGCGACGGCGCACAGTAGGCTGGCCAGCAGTGCGGGCCAACTCGAAGCCTTCAGGCTGGGCGTTGCCGCTGTCTGCGCCTGGCAGCTCTTCGGTTTGCCAGTCAAACTGCACGTTGGACACATTGCGGCGGCCAACGGTGTTCAGGAAAGGCGTGTCGGATGGGTCGATGTTGTAAATAGCATCGGACAGGTCTTCGCGGTTGCCTTTGGCATCGCGGGTTTCAAAGGCGTTGGTAACTTTTGCCATGGTGAACTCCAGGAAATTTAAATCAGGAACTTGAACAATTCGGCGGCATCACGGGTGGTCCCGGACTTCGCCAGACGCTGTTTTGCACGAGACAGGTCGCCGGTTTTGGACACTTTGGCTGTGGCAGCAGAGCCGGGCTTCATGGGCTTGGGTGCAGGCTTTGCGGCGGGTTTGATGTCGCCGCGCTTGGCCACCATCGCGTCATATTTCATCGCTTTTCGCAACAAAACGACGGCTCGGTGGTCCGCTACCTGTCCCAATTCCTCTTCGGTAAAACCGATCTTCTTGCCAAACTCTTTCATGGCCGCGCGCTCGACCTTGGCTTTGCCCTCGTCTTTCCATTCGGGAATGGCTTTCAAAAGCTCGGCTCGGGCCACGTCCAGCTGGGCCGCAAGGGCTTTTTGCTGGTCGCCTGCACGCAGCTGCTGCACACGTTGCTGCTCGGCTCGGACTTGCATTTTGACTTCGGCCCGACGTTGATGCTCGGCCCATTGGGCGGCAAATTCAATCGGGTCTTCGGCTCGGAGTTGGTCCCAGTTGGGCTCCTGGCCGTCTGCCTCTTGCAAGATCGCGTCGATATGGTCCAAACGCTGCGCATACTGTTCACGCAACGCGCGAGACTCACCGGCTTCCGTTTCTGCGGCTTTGCGCATTGCGGCAACCTCTTGGGTCTTGCGCGTGTAATCGGCAGTCCGCGAGTAACCTTTAATCAACTCAGACAGAGGAACGTCGACCTCTTGACCGTCAACGCGGACGGTGTAGGCTTGCTCTTCGCCTTCGTCGTCATCGGCTTCTTCGCCTTCGTCCGACTCGCCTTCTTCGTCTTCGTCGGCGGGCTCGTCCTCGGCCTTTTGGGCTTCGTCTTGCTCGCCGTCGTCGGCTGGGTCGGCATTTTCGTCTTGAACTTCGTCGACGTTGTCGTCTTCGTCGTCTTCGACTGGTTGCGCCTTGCTCTCGTCCTGCGTGTCCTGGCTCTCACCAGACAGGATTGCTTCAAAGGCCGGAATAGCGCCAGAGACGCTGGTTCCAGTCGCGGGGGCGTTGCTGGAAAGTGACATAAGTGTACCTCAGAGGGGAAAAATTTAAGAAGCCTTGGCCTTCATCTTGTCGATGTGAGCCTTTTCAAGCCGTCCTTGCGAGACCACGACGCGCAGGTGCGCTTCGACGTCGGCCAGCACACGGGCTGCGTGAAAAATTGCGTCCCGGTCGTTGACCTTGTCAGAGGGGACGTCGCACCAGGCCTCAAAGTAGTTGAGGCGCAGGTTTGCAAAGGCTTCGCGCAAGAGGGGGTGTTCGAGGAGGCGTTTTGCCTCGGCCGAGCGTGCCACTTTTTCTTCGCGACTGAGTGTTTCTGCTGGAATCGTCATTTGACGGTGCTCCGGTTGGTTGATAAAAAGGGTCAGAGGAAGCCGCCCGGGCCATAACCTGGCGAGCCGCTTGTTCCCTCGTTGCTGTTCTCGTTGGACATGCCAGTGTAGCCGCCCAGGCTGGTGTCCATGCCGACAGAGCCTTGACCGTCGTAGTCACCCGGCTGATCGCCCAGGGTGTCCAGAAGGCCACCGCCCCACGCTGGGTTAAATCCCGGCTGCGCGGCGTTGGTTTGCACCTGGGCGTTGAGCTGGCCCATGTAAGCCGGATCCACGCCGCGCGCGATCATGCTTTGTTCACCAAAGCCGATTGGGTTAAACGCTTGCGCCAGCCGCCCGAGGCCGGTCATGCCGAAGGCGGACTGAAGGCCTTGCGTGACCGCTGCAAAACGCGGATTGTCCGCATAAAACGCGGCTTGCTCCGCTGGGGTTTTGCTGGCCCAGCCGCCATTCGAGGACCCGAACCCGCTGCCGCTGTCACCAGAGCTCGGCGCAGCCGCTTCGGCTCGCGCAGGCAGCCCTTGCTTGGCCCGGCGCTTCACAGTGCGGGTCTGCGGGTCGACGTAATACTCGTAATCGTTGGGGTTGCCCACCCCGTTCTCGTAGCCCACGGAAGGCCGCTGGTCCTGTTGGGACGGCAGCAGCTGGAACGGCGTGATGTTATAGGCCATCTGTGGGGGCTCCGGTGAAAGTGTCGGGGGCTGCGGGCATTGCGGGCGACAGGGCTGGCGCTGGTGCCTGCATTGGGGCGTTGGCGCTGTTGAAGGCGTCGGCCACCAGGCTGTGGCGGCTCTTGTCCACTTCGGCCTGGATCTGCATCGACTTGGCCGTCAGGTCTGCGCCGTATTTCTGCTCGATCTCAGACAGCTTGATGATCCCCTCTTGCGCCAGCTCGTCGCGACGGAAGTCGTCATCCATGCGCTGCTTTTCGCGCTCGTGGTTCAACTTGGCCGTGGACTCTTCGAGCTTGAGGTTGTCGTTGAGCTTGATCGACTCGACCTGCGCCTGCGCCAGCAGCAAAGCGGCGTCGGGCTGCTGCGGCTTGGGGGCTGCCTTCCACTCGCGGGGCACTTGGTTGAAGTAACGCTCGGCCTGGCGGAACCCGGCCAGGCGTGTGAGGTCTTGCAGCGCTGTCGAGTATTGGGCCATCGTGACCAACGGGTTCTCGGGGCCCAGGGTCTGCAAGATGTTCTCTTGCTTTTGGACCACGGCACCCAGCTTCTGGATCCGCTCCTCGACCGGCAGCATGGCGTCGGCCACGTTCACGTCCATGTCCATCTCGGCGTTCCAGCCGCGAGGATCCACGGCCACCCAGCCGCCGTTTAAGCGCATGGTCTTGGGCTTGTCTTGGTTCTCGACAAACAGGCGCAGCAGGCCTCGGAAAATGGGCTTGAGGAAGTTGGCCGCGAAGTTGCGGGCCATGAGCTCTTTTTGGGCCTTGCTGCCGGTGATGGTCGCAGCCACGGCCATCTTGGTCGAAGACTGCATGGCCTCGGCGGACAGGCCGTCAGCTGCGCGGAAGGCACCCACGCGCTCTTCGCGCTTTTGGTCGATGACGGACAGCAGCGGCAGTGCGGCCTGGCCGACAAACGGCTGGGAAATGGGGCGCACCATGCCGGGCTGGCGAACACGCACCAACGCGCCCAGCTCGTTGCTCATGGCGTCGTCCAGGTTGACCTGGCCCTCGACCACTTCGGTGCGGGGGATCAGCGATTCCTGCAAAGAATCCAAAACGCCGCGCCAGATCTCGGTGTTCACGCGCTGGAAGTCCGAAGCCTTCTCGGCCAGGGACTCACCAATTGGGGTGTGCGGCTCGGGGTCTGGAGTCCAGACGGCCAGGTTGATGGCCTCGACTTGCTCCCAGCTCTTGACCTTGTACGCGCTGCCCAGCATGCACGCCTTGACGAGCTGCATGCGGCCGTCGATCAGCCACTCCATGAAGCCCTCAACGTACAGCACTTCTTTGCCGCCTTCGTCTTGGCGCTCTGGGCCTGCGTTTTGGCCTTCGGGGTTGCGCTCGTACGTCAGAGCGTTGGTCTTGAGCTGGCTGTCGCCGCCTGCGCCTGCGAACTCTTTGACTTCGTCCTCGTCGTAGCCCATGGCCACGAGCTCGTGCACCGGCATGGACCGGCGACGGCCGATGAAGCGCTTGCCGTCGGCCTTGCGAGCCGCGCGGGCGATGATGAGCTCTTCGGGCGGCACCAGGTCGACGCAGAACTTCTTGACGCTGCGCTTGTGCATGAGCGTCACGTCAAACGTCGAGCCCTCGGTTTCTGGGTCTTCGGCTGGGTACTCTTCCAGCTCGATGACTTCGACGTCCGGCTCGTTGAGCAAAACCGTCAAGGCGTCCATGTCCAGCCCGGTGTACTCTTTTTCGTAACCCGTATCGAGCTCTTCAAAGTACCAGGTGGCCACGCCGTATTTGCGGATCAAGCCGTCTTTCAGGCCGCCGTGGATGATGCCCCAGCCGTCGTTTTCTTTTTCAAAGATGTTGCGCACTGCGGCCGTGGCTTGCGACGCATAAGCCTCGTCTTCCTGACGGGTGGGCTCGAACTCCAGAACGTGGTCTGGGCCGGTGAACACGCGCATGAGGTCGGGCATGTAAGCAGCAACGGCGTCGTGCACGTCGCGGCTGACGAAGTCCGAGCGGTTGTCGCGCTCGTCCTCTTCGCGGATCCCCGGCAGCTCGCCCTTGTAGAAGTCGGTCATGTCGGCTTGGATGTCCGAAAACGCCTCCTCGACGTAAGAGATGGCGTCGGTGACTTCGGCGGCCAGCGCTTCGGCCAGGCCCTCGGGCAACTTGTCGTTTGGCGAGGGGCCAGCGTTGTCGTCCTCTTCTTTGAGGTACGTTTCGTCTTGGCTGTCGAAGTCTTTATCCATGGGGGCCTCTTAGGTGTGCCGGGCGAAGTTTCGCCGCAGCGGCTTATTCCAAGTGTGCTTTTGGGTTCCCCCGGCCGCTACCTGGATGCCATTTTCTCCGGCGAAGGTCAGAAGAAACGAGTCGGCCAAGTCGGGGCTGCTCTTGTCTCGGGTCCGTTTCTTCAAATCGTCTTTCGACTCGACTTTGATCTTGCCGTT